CCTGTTGTATGCCCGTTCTTCAAACCTGTAAAAGTATACTCTTCTATTGGTAATAAATCAAATGATACATCCGTATCTAATTGCAGATTCTATGTTCCATCTCTGTACGAAATTGATCCTACTGCTACTTCTGAACCATATATTTCTGAAACAAATGCTCCTATTGCTTATTTCACAGATGATGATACCAGAAAGAAAGCAAATTCTTCTACTCCTACGGAGTATAAATCTTACTGGACCAGATCTCCAAATGCTACAGTTGCAAACTGGCTGTATACAGTCAATGAAGCCGGTGGAACATATGGGTTCTCTTATCCAGGACAGAATTCTGGAATCTTACTTATGTTCTCAATTTCAAGTGAGGGGTAACCATTCCCATCTTATAAGGAGGATATCACATGTATTATAAAGTAATCAAAAATGATGAAGTCGTAGATGTCCTTAATCATATCCTGTATATCAAATATCAGGAGAAACATAGTCTGTTGCTTCTATGTGATATCACAGAAGCACAGGCTATTTTAAGTTCAGACGGAAAATATGGATGGCACATTGAAGGTCTCTATAATTTTCCGCCTGATAATGACATTTATGCAATAAAAGAAATTTCAAAATATGAATATGACAAATTGAAGAGGTGATCACAGCATGGCGTTAATTCCAACCTGGTATTCTGCATCAACTAAGCAAATTGCAGAAAAGGCTTTACAAAGAGGGGTGCTAAAATACCCAGGACTTTGTTACATCCAAGACAGTAAGAGTATAGCGTGGGTGACCATCGACAACACATTAGAATATGTCAAAGGAGATAAACAGATTACAGATGTAAAATGCATCGGATCAAATCTTATGTTTTTCTCTGGAGATAAACTGCTTTTCTCTTATGACATATCTATGACTGATGAAGATAAAGATCATATTATTGAAGAGGTCAAGAAAACAATCGGATTGGATAATTATGTCAAATCTTCTGAGCTTTCTACTCTTTTAGATAATATAATCGGTAATCTTGAAGATAAGTCCACTGTTGTAGACTATATCAATAGCTTATCTTATAACAAATTATTTGACGTACCTATTGTAAATCTTATAGGTACACTTACTGTTCCTGTGAAGATATCATCACTCGATGATGGTATTTATAAAGTAAAAGGCCAATGTATCATTGGCGGAAACAATACTACTGTTCAATCTTCTGCAGACGATGTTCTGTATCTTGTATCTCATGATGCTGATACTTCCAGCACAACAATCACAAAAATGCAAGGAAAATCTATTACATTGTATTTCATTCAGCAAGATGGTGAATATACGACTGATCGTTATGTCACTGAAAGCTGGATTAATGAACAGAATTTTGCAAGTGCTGATTCTGTAAAAGAATATGTTTCAAATATCATTGAAGAAACTGTTCTGGATGTTTTAGATGAACATATTGACTCTGCTTTAGACCGAAAACTCGGAGGTATTGATTCCGAAGATTTAACAAATATATTTCAAGGAGGAAACTAATTATGGCAAAATTACAGTTCGCTACACTTTCTAATCTTCAGGAGTTTTTAAATCTGCATAACGTACAGATCGACTCTAAAATCAGTGAGGCTGTCAAAAACTCAATTAAAACAGTATCTCAGTCAGAAGACGGATACACACTTTATTTCTACACAAAAACTGCTCCAGTAACTATTGATGAAGCAGCATTTACTATTACTATTCCTCAGCCAACAGGAAAAGCTGACAAAGTAAAAGGTGCAGTAAAAGGTCATCTTGCAGGATTAGATGAAAATGGTAATCTGGTAGATTCTGGAAAGACTGTTGCAGATTTCGATGCTGCTGGCGCTGCTAACACAGCAAAAACAGAAGTAATGTCTTATGTTGGTACCATTCCTGCTGATGCAAAAGCTAAAAATGTAGTTGCTTATATCAAAGAAGCTGTTACTACTGGTCAGTATGATGATTCTGCATTAAAAGCAAGCGTTGCAGCTAACACAGCAGCTATTGGAACACTAAATGGCACTGGTGACGGATCAGTAAAGAAAGCTGTTGCAGATGCAGTCGCTAAAATCGTCGCAGATGCTCCAGAAGCATATGATACACTGAAAGAGATTTCTGATTGGATTTCTACACATACATCTGATGCTGCTACAATGAATTCTCAGATCAAAACAAATAAAGAGGATATCACAAAGCTGAAGACTCTTATCGGTACTCTTCCAGAATCTGCTACATCCAAAGATATTGTAAGCTATATTGCTGAGTATGTATCTAAAGCTCTCGCAGACTCTGATCTTTCTCAGTATGCAAAAGCTGCTGATCTTGAAGCTGCTGTAGGTAGAATTGATGCTCTTGAAAAGAAATTACCTACATTAGAAGCTGCTGATAAAAAGAATGCAGAAGATATTACTGCTGTTAAAGGCAGAATGGATACAGCAGAAGGCAAAATTACTGCTGTAGAAAAAGATCTTGCTACTGAAAAACCGAAGATTGCTAAGAACACATCTGATATCACCGCTCTTAAGGGGCTTGTTGGAGATGGATATGAAGCAATTCCAAGTGCGTCTATCAAAGGTTTATTTACTGCGTAAAAATACAATTGATTTTATTGGGAGGAGAGCTGCAATGCTCTCCTTCTATTTTAAAAATAAAAATGGAAGGATGTGACTAATGCAAAATGAAAGAACAATTTCTTAATCTCACTGGATTAACAGAACTGGTTGGTTATTTGAAGACAAGTATAGCTAATCATAAAGAAATACTTCCATATGCTTCCAATAAGTTATTTCCGTCTGTTGGAGATATAAATACTATTTATATAAATACTGCTACGAATACTATTTATCGTTGGGATAGCTCAAGCAAAACTTATATTACTCTAGCAAAAGCCGTAAAGTCTGTTGCTATCTCAGAAAGTACTGAAAACGGAAAAATCACACTCACTGTAGATGGTAATAAAACTACTGTTCCTGTTCACGGATTAGGATCTGCTGCATATACAAATTCAAGTGCTTACTCTTCTGCCGGGCATACTCATACAAAAGCTCAGGTAGGACTTGGTAATGTAGATAATACAGCAGATGCAAATAAGAGTGTAAAACATGCAACTACTGCTGATAGTGCAACTACTGCAGGAACAGCTACAAATGTATCCGCTGGAGAAGGTACTGCTGATGCAGCTAGACATGTTTGGTTTTCTGACTCTACCACAGAGACAAAGCGAGCATACAGCGATAAGTTTAAATATAATCCTGTTACTAATAATCTGACGGTAAATGTTACAGGAAATGCTGCGACTGCAAGTAGTGTCGCATGGGGTAACATTACAGGAAAACCTTCTACCTATACTCCTTCTGCGCATAATCATAATGATTCAACTATTACTTCTCTCAACGCAAGTAAACTCTTTGGAACAATTGATATTGCAAGGCTTCCCCATGGAGCATTAGAACGTCTGGTTATTGTTGAAGATGATACTGCACGTTTTAAACTTACTACTGCTAATATTCAGCTTGGTGATACCGTAAAAGTAACTAAGACTGAAAAAATGTATTATGTTGTTGATGAGAGCAAATTATCTTCTGAGGCTGGTTATTCAGTATATACTGCCGGAACTGCTACTTCTGTACCATGGTCTGGAGTTACTGAAAAGCCTAGCAGCTATCCACCAGCGTCT